GACCTGCTGGGCGTGAAGCGCTAACCAGGAAGGACACCCACCATGGCAATCACGCGGTTCCGCCCGATCATCTGGTCGGCACAACTGCTGACCACGCTCAAGAAGACGATGGTCTACGGCGCCCCGGACATCGTGAACCGGGACTACGAGGGCGAGATCAGCGCCGCCGGCGACGTCGTGAAGATCACCTCGATCTCGCGGCCGACGATCGGCACCTACGTGCCCAACCAGACCGTCATCACGCCCGAGCAGCTGACCGACGCGCAGCGATCCCTGGTCATCGACCAGTCCAAGTACTTCGCATTCGAGGTCGACGACGTCGACGCCCGGCAGGCCAAGGGCAACGTCATGCCCGAGGCGATGGACGAGGCCGCCTACGCGATGGCGGACGTCGCCGACCAGTACCTGGCCAGCCTCTACACCGGCGTGGCCTCGGCGAACAACCTGGGCACCATCTCCGTCACCGCGGCGACCCCCACCGACGCCTACGACAAGATCCTCGTGCCGCTCAAGGTGACCCTCGACAACGCCAACGTGCCGACCGTCGGCCGGTATGTCGTTGTCCCGCCGTGGTTCCACGGCCGGCTGCTGCTCGACTCCCGCTTCATCAAGTACAACGAGTCGAACACCAGCGACGGCCTGCGCAACGGCATGGTCGGTGAGGCCGCCGGCTTCACCATCCGGCTGAGCAACAACGCCCCGAACCCGACTGGTGACGACTACGTCGTGCAGGCCGGCACCCCGCGGGCGATCTCCTACGCGGAGCAGATCAACAAGACCGAGGCGTACCGCCCGCAGAGCTCGTTCGCGGACGCGGTCAAGGGCCTGCACCTGTACGGGGCGAAGCTCGTGCGGCCCGAGGCCATCGCCGTCGCCACCGCCTCGATGACCTGACAGGAGAGCAGACACCATGGCACGCACCGCCGTTTCGTACAGCAACCTCGTCGGCAACAGTTCGCTGGCCGACCCGGCCGGCACCACCGCGGACGCCACCAACGGCCACACCATCGCGGCGTCCGAGCCGGAGCGCACGCTGCTGCGCATCAAGAACACCGACACCAGCGCACACAACGTCACCGTCAAGGCGGGCACCTACCCGCCCGCGCTGGCCTCGGTGCAGGGCGACCTGATCATCTCCTGCCCGGCGTCGTCCACCCTGTGGCTGGGCCCGTTCGAGTCCGGCCGCTTCATCGCCAAGGACGGCTCGCTGAACGTCGACCTCGCGACCGGCCTGGCCGGGACCGTGACCGCGTTCCTCGTCCCCAGGAGCGTGTGAGCGATGGCCGAGACGCACTACTACCGGGGCGAGGGCGGCGTCGTGTGGCCCTACGACCTGCCGCTGCCGGAGCCGATCCAGGAGAAGGTCACCAAGGGCTATCTGCGGCGCGTCCACTCCGACGGCAGCCCGTGGGCGCCGCCGGCGGCCGAGGCTGTCGACCCGGGCGATCAGCGGCCCGGGCAGGCCGCGGTGAAGGCCGAGTGGGTCGGCTACGCGGTCCGCGTGCACGGCGCCGACGCGGACGAGGCGGACGGCATGACGAAGGCCGACCTGATCGAGAAGTACGGCCGCGACTGAGCAGGAGGTGCGCGCATGTCCGCTCCCCCGCTGGCCACTGCCGATGACGCCGTGACCTACGGGTACACGCTGCCCGACGACACCGCCGACACCTGGCTGGCCCGGGCGTCGGTGCGTGTGCGTCGGGCGGCCGGCTGGGACATCAACTCCACGACGTCGACGTTCCGCACGGCGGCGGAGTACGACGAGGTGGCCCTGCCGAGCCCGCCCGTCACCGACGTGGCGTCGGTGTCGTCCATCGCCCGGGACGGCACCGTCGCTGCGCTGACCCAGGGCCGGGACTGGTACTGGGACGGCGCTGAGCGCGTCGTGCTCCTGGTCCACGCCGAGCGCGTCGAGGTCGTCTACACCCACGGGTTCGTCACGATCCCCGACTCGCTGGTCGAGCTGGTCTGCTCGGTCGCCCAGCGCCTGTCCAACACCCCGGTCGGCATGGAGGCCGGCATCCGGTCGGTCGCCATCGACGACTACTCCAGGACGTTCGCCGCCGAGGCCCGCACCGACGCGGCGAGCCTGCTGCCGGGCGAGCAGGACGCCCTCGACGGCATCCTCGCGGTTCCCACAGTGTGGCTGGTGCGCTCCCGGTGAGCGGCGACCCGGTACTCGACGGGGCGCTGGTCGACGGGCGGGCCGAGCACGAGCGGCTGATGATCGACGCCTGCACCATCGACCGCCCCGGCACGCCGACGCTGGACCGGGCGACCAGCGTCCTCACGCCCGGGACGGCCACGGTCTTGTACGCGGGGAAGTGCCGGCTGAAGGGCGAGCGTCAGGCCCGCCCGGCCGAGGCCGGCGAGGAATTGCAGATGGTCGCCCGGTACGAGCTGGCGCTGCCGTTCGCGGCGACCCTCGCAGGGGAGTTGCGGGTCGGCGACCGGGTCACGATGACCGCGTCCGGCGACGCCCGCCTGATCGACCAGGTGCTGTACGTGATGGCCGTCGACTTCGGCAGCACGGCGACGGCCTGGCGCATCACCGTCCAAGACCTCACCTAGGAAGGAGCCCGGAGTGGGCATCGACCTGAGCGGACTGGACGCCCTGACCGCGGACATCGAGGGGACCCGCGCCGTCATCGAGCGCGAGGGCCGCGCCGTGGTCTCCAAGGGCGCCCTGAACATCAAGAACGACTGGCGGACCAACGCCATGGCCTCGGCGGGCCGGCACGCCCGCCTGTACCCGTACACGATCAACTACGACATCGCGCAAGCCGGCGGCGTCATCGAGGCGGAGATCGGCCCGGACCGGTCCAAGGACCAACTTCAGGCGGCCCTCGGGGCGATCCTGGAGTTCGGCTCGGTCAAGAACGCGCCGCACAACGACGGCGGCCGCGCCCTGGAGGCCGAGGAGCCGCGGTTTCAGGCCGCGGTGCAGGCCGTCGTCGACCAGGCGATGGCGTGACCGCCCCCGCCACCCTCCCGCACGTCGACGCGGTCCTGGCGGCCCTGGCCGGCGCATCCCTGGCCAACTGTCTCGGGGTGGCGCCGCAGGGCCAGCTGCCGCCGTACATCGCCGTGTACCCGGACCCGGGCCGCTCCGTGCCCGGGTCGCTGGCCGACCCGCTGGCGAACTTCCAGGGCATGGTGCAGCTGACCTGCGTCGGCGAGAGCGCCGAGCAGGCCCTGAACCTTTGCGACCGGGCGCGGTCCGCGCTCGGCGTCCGCCTCGCGGTCGAGGGGCGCTCCGGCTGGCGCCCGGAGGAGCTGGGCGGCCCGCCCGTCCAGCGCGACGACGACGTGACCCCGCCCCTGTACTACGCGGCCGTCCAGTACCGGCTGCGCTCAACTCCCGTCTGACCAGGAGGAAACCCCCATGGCAACACTGACCGCGCAGGCCCTCGTCATCGGCGGCCTGAACGCCACCTACGGATCGGCGACCAGCGGCGGCGACAAGGTCATGCCCGGCGACCGCGTGTTCCTGCACGTGAAGAACGGCGCCGGCAGCACCGTCACCGTCACGATCGCCGCGAACCCCACCAGCCGCGGCCTGACCGTGACGCCGCCGGCCGTGTCCGTGCCCGCGTCCGGTGACCGCTTCATCGGCCCGCTGCCGGCGGACACCTACGCCGCGGCGTCGGACGGCCTGGTGGCCATCACCTACTCGTCCGCCACCAGCGTCACCGTCGCCGCCCTGCGCGTCTGACCGCCCCCAGCCCACCGTCCATAGGCGCCCCGGCAGGGGCGTTTTTCATGCCCCGAGGAGGGCGCAATGTCTGACCTGATCTCCGATGGCATGACCACCGTGTGGTGGGTCCCGACCATCGCCAACATCCACGCACCGACCGCCGCTGAGATCGCCGCCGGGTCGGAGTGGACCAGCCGCTTCACCCCGGACGGCCTCAAGTCCGACCCGACGACCGCCGACGTCGACACATCCTCCCTGGCGTCCACCCAGGACACCACCGAGGCCGGCCGCCGGTCCTGGGACGTCGAGATGACCCTCAAGCGCGGCACGCTGGGCACCGCCGACGACGCGCACTACCGCACCCTCACCTACAAAACCTACGGCAACTGGGTCGTGCGGCGCGGCGTCGCCTACGGCACGTCCATCGCGGCCGGCCAGCAGGTCGAGGTCTACCCGGTCGTCTGCGGCGAGCGCATCAACGTCGCGCCCGCCGCGAACGAGGTCATGAAGGCCACGTACCCCTGCAAGCTCACCAGTGACGCGGACACGAACGCGACGGTGGCCTGACGTGGCCCAGAGCATCGACGCCATCCTGAAGAAGGCGCGCCCGCGCGAGACGACCGTGCCGATCTACATGGCCGGCGACGTCGTCGCGGACATCGAGCGGCTGGAGCGGCAGCTCGCCGAGACCGCCGATCAGTCCTGGGACCACTCGCCGTCCCTGGTAG